GCTTTAGTGTGTGGTTATTATACGACTTCCAACATAGATCATCTGATATATCATACAGCGTTGCTGACTCTTTATTCTCTCCTCTTCTGAGGCCGCGACCTATGGACTGTAGATTGCGTATGCGAGACTTAGTAGGACTAGCAAATATTATATTATGTAGTGCTTTGATATTGATACCCGTGCTAAAAGTTCCGTATGACGCCACAATGATTGCATCATTTTCTTTTTCAGTGATAGCACGGATTTCTTCTCTTGTTTCAGCATCTACTCCCCCATGAACAAAGAACACTTTTCTATCTTTCGCTTCACTATTTATGATGTTATAAAGTATGCGGCCATGCTTCTCGACCATCTGGAACAATAGTAGAGTGTTACCTGTGCGACTCAGTGCTAGATTCTTTATGAATGTATTTCTATAATTGTTAGATATAAGAAAACTAATCTCATCTTGATATGTAGACTTAGCTAAGTCTTTCTTAACGTTGTCTGGGTATTTCAACACAAGACATTTGATTCTAAAATCTGCTAGTGTTTTATTCTCAATTAGTTCTTTTGTATGTACAGCCCGCATCACAGGGCCAAACAACCCTTCTAGCACAAGTCTGTGCGTCTGTGTTTCATCTAGTGTGCCAGTGAAACCATACCTATACTTACATTTGTCTAACTTAACTAATATCTTTGTGAGCGACTGAGCCTTGAATAGATGCGCTTCATCACCTATCACAACATCAAATTGATCAAACCATTTTGTTGGTTGTTTATAGATAGATTGCCATGTAGAAACAAATATGTCTGCATCTGCATTTTTGTCTTGACCAGCCATGATTTTGTGTGTATAATCGGTATGTCCGTAACCAACAAAATCACTTTCCATCTGATGAACTAATGATGTGGTAGGCACTACAATAAGTTTTCTACCTGGTATCCAACGGCAGATCATGTAGATGATTAGAGATTTACCGGAGCCTGTAGGAGAGAGTATCACTGCGCGATTGGTTCTTACTGCATGAGCAAATGCGCGATATTGATAATCTCTGGGTACGATTTTTAGATCAGAAAAGTGTTCTATCACTTCAGGTAAAGATATATCATTAGTATCGTCTAGACCATCATGCACAACGATCTTATAACCTCGCGACTGGCCAAATCTTTTTATCTTTGATATCAGACCACGATATATCAACCTAGCCTGTATATTGAATAGACGTATCTTTCCATCCCACATCTTATTCTTATATGCGGGCATGAATTTATAGCCTGGGACAAAAAATGAGAAGTATTCTGACATCTCTCTAGCTACACCGTCATCACACTCGATCTTAATATAAGCTTGATCTTTGTGATGAATATGAATCTCTTCGTCATTCATCCTCTATAATACTTCTGTGGTCTATTGTCAACCCATTTCTTTGGGCCCTCCATCCAATACGCTTCATTTATACTAGCATTCCACCACCCAGCAACAAGTGCAGTGCCTATGCTATAACCACCTTCTTCTCTCAAATGAATATACCACTTATACCATAATGCTGTCATCCTATTGTGTATCCATTCATCTTCATCCATACGGCTGATACTAGGAACATAGATATGAATACCAACATCACCCATACATACCACGGATTATTCATTGTGTTTCTCCACTTCATTGCCCCAACTATCCCAGCCATCTTTTGTATTTCTAGCAAAGAGTTCTATATATGGCCCATCTAACAAGTTCTCAATCCTATTATAGATTTCATCTGGCTTTCTACTGTGTTCTCTTCGCTCGCTTGTGACCAATTGTCTTACAGATTTAGATAGTCTCTTAGGCTTACCCTTTGTTGCTAACAAACACATTTCTGGATTGCTTCGCGTCCAGTATCCTAACCCTGTGAAGAACCCTAAATTTGTTTTGTTGGTTTTCGCCCATGTGAAACCAACCGTTTTATATGTGAAGCCCCAAGCATTAATAACTTCAAAAGCACGATCAAGCAAAGGATCAACAACCCACATAAGAAGGACAGAGTTATCATCGCTAATGTCTGAGATGGGTATTGAACATATGTCATCAATAGACATACAGTTATAATGCTGATTGGGATTGCGGCCTTCGCCAAGCTTGCTATAGTTCTTAAAGTACCACGGTGGATCTGCATAGATCACTCCATATTTCTTATTGGGTAAATTTATTCCACTCGATTGCATTACGTACTTCCCATCCACGCTGTTTAATTCTGTCGATTATAGATATAAGATAATCTACCTTTTCTTCTTGCAATGCTAATTTAAGGAGTTCTTGAATCATTTCATTGTCACTATCGATATAAGTGTCTAGATCAGATTTTAGCACCCTCTTTGCCCAAACTTCTCTATTAATGTCATTGAGGGTTTCGGGATCATTTAGATCACCAGAATAGTATTCTATAAGCATACGTTTAGTCTGCTTTGCTTTAGATTTCAACCTAAATAAAACAGCGCGTTCGCCCATTAGAATTTTATAATATTTGTTATGAAGAACTGGTGTATTTAAGGACTCTCTTGCAAGTTCTGTTTGATCATACTTACAATCAATCGACCAACTCTCCATTATCTTTTCCATATTCATTCTTGCATATTTCCTCACCCTTAACAACATTAATAAATCTACAATCTTTACCCGTAGCTTTATTCAATATATATTCTGTAGTAGTCGGCCGGTCTTCTATCATAAGCACACCATCTACAGCAGTCTTGATCCATAAGATTGTGCCTACAGCTCCAGATGCACATCCAGAAAGAGTACCGCAGAGTATAGCAGCAATTATTATTCTATGATAATAGCACAATGACTAGGCAATGTCAAGTATATTATAGCTGCGATATGCGAAAGATGCAGTGGCTTCTAGATAGTCGATATCTGTTCCAATGAGACTAAATGCCAGAGTAGATAATGATATAGGATAAGCATCTACAAAAGCTACAGACACGTTGGTTTTATAAGAGGCTGTAGTGATAAGAAGCGTAGCGTCAGAGAATATTTCTCCTACGGATGCTTTCCCTGGATTTTTTGCTCTTGCAATGGCCGATCTCTGATCAAAATTATCAGGAAAGCCTAGTCCAATCAACCAATCATAAATTTCTCTATAATTTTTCATGTCTTCATCGACACGGAATGTAATATCCAATGCACCAAACGTTAACTTAGTACCCGGAGAGGGCATATTAACAAATGGGTTAGTTACTTCAGTTTGTGATAAAGTAATATCAGGTATGTTAGCACTTTGACAGAAATAGTTTACATGAGGAAGCTTCTGTATGGAGAATTGAAATCCTACAGGTGAGAGAAAGTTTTTATTCTCAGGCTGTGTACCTTGAAGAGCCATTTAACATATTCCAATCATTATAGTAAATACTAATATACCAATAGCAAATCCCCATACGAAAGATTTAATCATATCGATATCGTGCCATATTGCAATATTGCTAAAATATTCATCACTCGCCGCATGACCGGTCTTAGGTGTAAAATAATTCTTTTTCATAGTATTTCTATTTATAAACAAAAAAAGAGAGAGTCCGAAGACTCTCTCTAAGTTTACTAACTACTTTATTGATTTTGTTTTTTACATCAAGTTCGTGACTTTAGCCATACGATAGTAGATGTTGCCATCACCGCTGCCTAAGCGAGCAGGGACGCCGTTACCGTCATTCGTTGCGAAAGGATTAGCTACAATACCGTAACGGGTCTTGAAGCCGATCTTTGGCTGGAACGTATTCTCGCCTACCGCACGAACCATCTGGAGAGGAACGTATGGGCAGTAGAATAGTCCCGCATCAAATGCACTAGTTCCCTTATAACCGAGAGTGTAGTACTGATTAGATGCATCGCTGAAGTACGGGTCGATATAAACTTTAATTCGACCACCGAGCATACCAGCGAAGGTGTTGCCTGTGTCATCGACATTCAGGTTGTTGCTGAGAGCAGGAGTATAATCAAGTACACCGGCCATCTGAAGAGCAGAAGCTACATCAGAAGAGCAGAGCATGACATTACCCTTACCGCGGCGAGTTGATTTTGCAATCTCGTTCGCATCGCGTTCAATCTGGAAAAGAAGTCCCTTGAACTTCTCAACTGACCAACGACCATTCGAGTCGGTGTCAAGATCGAAAGTACCAGCAGCAGTCGTATTCTTCTGCGCACCAGCGACAGCAGAATAGTTGATCGTGCGGATAACTTCGCGATTGATTTCAGCAAGAATTTCCGAAGAAAGGATGTTGCTGAGTTCAGTCTCGGCGTCTAGGCCGTGGATCGCTTTAAGATCCTGTGCAAGCTCCATCGTGTACTCTGCTTTAAGAGCGCGAGAGACAGCCGTTACAGCAATCTTCTCAATCGAGAAAGCCATTTCTTGCCAAGCATTCGTAGTTGCGTCCCCAAGGGCCTCAACTGCGGCAGTTGACATACCAGTCGAAACTGAATAGCCCGAACCAGAAGCACGATCATTAGGATCAGTACCAGCCTGAACCGTACCAGCCGCGCCATTCGCAACACTGCGCGAGGCGGTGTTACCAGCAGCAGACGAACTGAACGACGTGTTGGCTTCGTCAAACAACGCTTCGGAACCAGTCTGACTGGTATAACGAGAGCGCATCGCAAAGATAAGACCAGTTGGGCCCGTCATGGGCTGAACACCGGCAAGATCATAAGCGATAAGATTAGGCATCGAACGACGAACCAGGCTGATAAGCACTGGATCGAAGATGTCAACACTGCCATCACCTGCGGTCGAAGACGAAGCACCCATAGCATTACCGGGTGCGGCTTCTCCCAGAAGCGTGGGATTCATTACTTGCTGACCAGCTTGTTCGCGGGCAGCATGTTCTTGGTTCTCAAGAAGAATGGCTACAGTGGCACGTTTGTGAGCATCAGTGATCGTGGAAAGATCAGGATGCTCAAGAACGGGCTGCCATTTCTTTTGAAGTTCATCGAGATTATACATTAGATTTCTCTCCTTTTAGAAATATTTTTATCATGTCTATGTGATATTTATAAATTACTACTTTTTGATGCTTCTTGAAATGGCACTCATATATGCCGACATAGAGTCATCGACCCCTTTTTCGTTCTTTTCTTCAGAAAGAGGTTCCTCATCATCATAACTAACACTCTCTTCCGTAGGGAAATAGTTCTCCTTTACAGTTTCAAGCTTTTGCTTATAGTCATCATCGCTTTCAAAGTCAATACCGTCTGACAATGAACGCAATTTTTCTGATTGAGTGTCAGAAAGATTCTCAGAAACAATCTTGAGAACACTTTCTTTCTTTACCTCATTAAAGTCCTTACTCAACGAGATATTTTTTTCAATTTCAGAATTGACTGAAGCTTCCAGTTCTTGAACTTTTTCAGCAAGCTCATCAACAAGGTCAACCTTCTCTTCTGGAATATCGATATAATTTTCAGTGAACAACACGCGAAGGCCAGACATGAAGTTTTCTGTAATCTCTAGGCGCGCGCCCTGCTGAATAGCAAGTTCATTGTCTTTGCTCCACTCTTCGACGACATACTCTAAGTAATCATCGAGGCGAGAAGATAGAGATTCTAGAACGTCTTCTTTCTCGGCACTAACTTCTTCATCAAGATCGACACATACAGTTTCCAAGACTTCATTAATCTTAGAGAGTACAGCCGCTTCAAA